GTCAATGTAACAAATGCGTTGTGTTCATACTGAGTAGCTTCCAAAGCACAACGAAGAGCCGCCTCCTTCTGCTGAGTGAGACGGCAACTAACGCACTGGCCGCACGGAATCTCGATAGGCGGACGAGACTTATCATAACGCTTCTTTGAAAAGGAGCATTTAGGCGACAATAAATTATGTTACAGACATGTTCAGTTGTTTCTAAAAAGTTTGCGTCAGTTTAATTCTAAAAAGATAAAATTCTTTTGCACAGGTGAGTATGGGACTAAGGAAGGTCGAATGCATTGGCATATTCTTCTATTTAACGTCGATAAAGACGTTAATAAGGCCGTGGTTGAAAAATATTGGCAGTATGGTCATGTCGACTATGTTGATGGTGTTACGTTCAAATCAGCGTCTTATGTGGCAGGATATGCCTCAAAAAAAATGGTTCAAGGTAAAGACAAGTTCTTTCATCGTCGTTCTACGGGTCTAGGTGCAACTTATTTGCACAAATCAAAAAAAAAATATTCACTCTCGGTTACATAACAATTCCAGGCGGAGATCGTCATAATATTCCGCGCTATTTCGAAAGATGGCTGCTCAGAAATGACTCGTCACTATGGAGGCATTATGTTACAGAGGTTAAACCAAAAATTGTAAAGGAGGCACAAGCTAAACATGATTCACATATGTTAAAGGATAACTTGAGGTTATTCGCTATAAAAGGACTTGATAAAAAGCGCAGATTAAAAGCGATGACATATCGTAATTACTCTCGTGAAATGAATAAGACTGCAAAACTACTATCCAAGGAGGATAAATTATGAATAATGCACGTCCGTTCGATTCGTTTACTCAACAGTATTTCTCACAGAACCCTATGGTTCATAAACCCAGATCAGTTTTTGATCGTTCTATGCGTTTAAAGGATACATTGGATTTCGATTATCTTAATCCTATATTCTTAGATGAGATTCTTCCAGGTGATACCATGTCGTTAGATGCTAATGTGTTTGTACGTTTGTCACAGGCACAGAAGGTGCCGTTATTGGATAATGCATACTTGGATTTCTTCTTCTTCTTCGTACCTTCTAGATTGGTATGGAGTAATTGGGAAAAATTTAATGGTGCTTCAGATGATCCTATCGATATTAATAATCCGGTTGATTATACTATTCCTCAGATTTCTCTTCCGCTTGATGGTGTTCCGGTTGGTTCGTTAGGTGATAAGTTTGGTCTTCCTACAGAACAGGCTTTGTTTAATCAGACGTCTGCACTTCCGTTTCGCTGCTATGCGCGAATTTGGAATGAATGGTTTCGCGATCAGGATTTACAAGATTCTACTGCGTTTAGTATGGGAGATGGTCCAGATCTTATCGATGATTATCCGTTATTAAAAAGAGGTAAAAGACATGATTACTTTACTAGTTGTCGTCCATGGCCTCAGAAACATGCTGATATATTAATTCCTACAGCTGCTGCTTATGCTCCAGTTGGTTTAGTTCCTACAGCTACAGAAAATAATGCTATGCAAGTTCGTATTGCTGGTACTGATGCTCTGGCGGCTTCACAACAGTTAGCTGTTGATTCAGGTGGTACTTTCGTAAATGTTGGTGCTTCTCAACAATATGTTCTAGATCCTAATGGTCGTCTTCGTACTGAGTTGCAAGATTATATGGGAACTATTAATGATCTTCGTTTAGCGTTTCAAATGCAGCAGTTATATGAATTAGATGCTCGTGGAGGTACTCGTTATGTCGAACTCATCTACTCAACTTGGGGAGTTGTTGCTCCAGACTTTAGGCTTCAACGTAGCGAATATCTTGGCGGCGGTCATATTAAGTTTAATTCTCATCCTGTTGCTCAGACTGCTCCTACATCAGGAAGTAATGTTCAGGGACAATTGGCTGCCTTTGGTACCGCCTCTAATCTTGGTTCTCGTATTGGTTTTAGTAAGTCTTTCGTTGAACATGGTTATGTGATCGGTTTGTGTGCTGCTCGTGGTGAACTTACATATCAACAAGGTGTTAATCGTTTGTGGTCACGTCTTACTCGTTTCGATTTCTTTCAACCAGCTTTGGAAAATATTGGTGAACAAGCTGTTCTTAATGAAGAAATCTTTGCTGGGACTACTGATGATACTGAGCCGTTTGGTTATCAAGAGCGTTATGCTGAATATAAATACAAGCCTTCTGAAATACATGGAGAGTTTCGTTCAACGTATTCAACTCCCCTTGATCAGTGGCATTTGGCCGAAGAGTTTTCCGCACTTCCAGTTCTTAATGATGAGTTTATTCAAAGTAATACTCCTATTGATCGGAATCTGCCTATTACTACTTCTCCTCCTATTTATTATGATGCTTACTATTCTATTAAACATGCCCGTGTTATGCAGACGCGACCTGTTCCATTGTCGCTACAGAGGTTATAATGTTTAATGAAATAATGGCTGGAGCCGGTGCTTTAGGTAATGTGATTAGTTCTTTTATTAATCGTGATGCTCAAAATGCAACTAATAATGCTAATCGTGATTTATCTCAAGAGATGGCTCAATTTAATTCTCGTGAAGCTCAGGTTGCTAGAGAGTGGGAATCTGCCGAGGCTAAGCGTCAGATGGATTTTCAAGAGCGTATGTCTTCTACTGCAATGCAAAGAGGTGTTGCTGATATGAGGGCCGCTGGTCTTAATCCGTTGAATGCGGCCGCTAATCCGGCTTCGTCGCCTTCCGGCGCTTCTGGTTCTGCAACTCCGGCAAGTGGTTCTCCTGCAACTATGCGTGCTCCTACTATTGATCTCAACATGTTCCATATGCTTAATGAGATGCAAAAGACGAGCGCTGCTGTTGATCAGGCGAATGCTATGTCCGAGTATTATCGCGGTTTAGGTCCTCGAGAGGAAAAGTATTATGGTCAGCTTGGTAAAGAGTCTGCTGATCGTATGAATCTCAATAAATGGGAAAAGATCAAGGGTGAGATGATGAATTCCGTTTATCAGAGACTCAAGTCTTCGAGTGGTCCTAGTGAGTCTATTAAAGAGCGCATTAAAGAAAATAACCCACCATCTTATATGAAAAGGGGAATGGATTAATATGTTTAATAAAAAATCGGTTCGTGAAAATGGTTCTACACGTATTCAAACAGTTTTTGAAAAAGCTTCTCGCGTTGACGTCGCCTATAAGACTGAGACTAATATCAACACTATTGTGGAGCGGTTTACCCGTACAGGTCAGATTCCACAAGGTTTGCAACGAGCTGGCTCTTTTATGGATACTACTGTTAAAGGTACTTATGCAGATTTCGCTCTATTTCAAAAGAACACTGCGGAACTCTTCGAAAAGTTGCCTAAAAAGCTTCGCGATGAGTTCGGTAATGATCCTAAGATATTCCTAGCTAATTTGTCCCGTAAGGATAAGGAAGAGGTTAAGCCCTCTTCCAATGTTTCGGTCGATAGTACCGCTTCTTCGGCTCAGACGCCCCAGGCGACTGTTCCGAAGGCTTAGTAATCTTCTCGTTCCAGTATTTCAGAGAGGTCTCTGTGACCTCTCTGAGCCTTTCGCGCTCTTGTAGGAGCGCATTGATTCTTTGAACATAAAATCTTAATTGCTCCTCAGATTGGTACATTAATTTAGTATAATATTCTAGTTTCTCTTCTATCGTGTAAGTTTTGTTTTTCATACTTACCTCCTTCGCAAGAAGGAGGGAGGTAAGTATAAAAAACAGCCGGTCATCTTTTTTTTGAACAAGACGACCGGGCAAGGTTGATGACGTGCGTGTGCGGATCTATAGCGCGCGCGTATGGCGTTAACCTTGATATAGGGAGTATAAAAAAAAAAAGGTTCTTGACCGGCGGTATACACACGAATAGAAGTGAGACTATAATATGTCACTTAATTAAAAGTGACATAACTGAGGAGTAATTATGGTTCATATGTTATATTCAATTCGCGACAAGCGTACAGGCCAGTATGGCCCTCTCTTTCATCATCAGGATGAAGAGGAAGCAAAAAGGAATTTTGCGTTTCTAAAAGCGAAACCAGGTTCGATCATGAATTTCGCGCCATCAGACTTTGATCTACATAAATTAGGTGTTTATGACACGGTGACTGGAGAAATCCAAGTGACTCAAAATATCGTGGTTCCAAACGTCTAAAAATGGTCGGGCATAGATAGCTGCCTTGATGTATCTATGCCCAGTGACATAAAAGTATAAAAAGTAGGCAATATGGTTGTAACTGGAAAAGATATAAGACAGCTTAAAAGTTTAGCAAAATTAAGGACTAGAGTTGATAAATCAAAATGCCATTCAAATCACCTTAATGATTTTTCAATAGAATATTTCGGTGTTGATTGGAATACATTAATCGCTCACTATAAAAAGCAAGGAGGTTCGAATGAGATTTAGAAAAAAGATGAGTATGAGACAGTCTAAGCGTAATTTCGCAAGGAGCGCTCGTCCAAAAGGTATAAATATTAATCCGCGTAACATGCGTGGAGGTATAAGGTTATGAGTTGTAC